CTCAGGTGGCTGGACCTTGGGTGCAGGACGCCATCAGCCGCCTCCTGGCACGCTCCAAATTCTTGGCCAAGGGCGTCGAGTCCACTTTGGTGCCTGAGTGCTTCACTGGCTCGGCGCACGCTTTCACCGGGTCAGTGCACTACAAGTCGGGTGCTCACAACCTGTCTCCCGATGCTTCCGTCCGCGTGCTAGGCTCAACCACGATACCGCGGGTTCAACCGCGGTCCAACATCGTCGACTTGCCCATGGCTCCGGCTGTCTTGCAGAGCTGCCCTGAGGTGGTGCGGACACACGAGCCTCCCTCGCGCATGAGGGATCCAACAATCTTCACCGAAAACCTCGTTGCTAGAGCTGAGAACGGGGTGAAGCCATTTCCGGCAAAGTTCTTTCAGCAGGCGTTCGACGACCTACTGTTGTGCGACGTGCGCGCTACCATGGGCCGCCTGGACGAGGTGGCCCCCCTTACCGACATGGAGATACTTACAGGGCGCGCAGGTGTCAAGGGGATTGAGCCCCTGGACTTGTCTACCAGCATGGGGCTGCCGTTCCGCAAGAAGAAGAACTTGTTCATGGTGCGCTCGCCCGAGCCGGGGCCTGATGGCCTCTGCCCAGTCGAGTGTGATCAGGCGATATGGGACGACTTCCACCGCATCGACGGTCTCATGCGGCAGGGGAAGAGGGTCAACTTGCTCTTCGATGCTGTGGCCAAAGACGAACAGGTCAAGATAGGCAAGAAGAAGGTCCGCATCATCACTGGGGTCAACATTTTCCTCAGCATGGCCTTTCGCAAGTACTTCCTGCCACTTATGACGGTGGAGACGGCAGACACACTGGAGTTTGAGCACGCGGTGTGGATCAGGCCCGCCACGTTGGACTGGACGCGCTTGGCGCACCATTTGGTGCAGCGCGGCCCCGACCGCCTCATTGTAGGTGATTTCGGTGGTTTCGACACCAGCCAGCATTACCAGACCACACGGGGCGGCATGCGCCTATACGAGGAGAGAGGGCAGCGCGCCCCCTTATACTCGCCGGAGGACTTGGCTGCTATGGAGGTTATTGCTGAGGAGATTTGCAATGCCTGGGCCAACTTCGACGGTACGATCTACGAGTTCTGGAACAGCATCTTGTCGGGGCACAACGGTACTGTCATGCTCAACAACAAGGTCAACGCACTCGACTTGCGCGCCGCCTTTTACGAGCTGTTGCACGACAGGATCATCGGGGGCGGGCCAGTGCTCAAGGAGGTGAGCGTTGGTAGCTGTTCGTCCGCCAGCTCCCGCTCGGGGGATGAGGGCGACCTGCCACCGTCGCTGCTCGAGGCTTCCGCGGCCTTGGGAGGTCGCACGTTCGCTGACTTGGTCACTCTCGTCACATACGGTGACGATCTTGCTGGGGCTGTGTCCTCCGAGGTAGAGTGGTACAACGCGCAGACCATCAGCATCTGCTTGGCGCGTCATGGCTACCGCTTCACAGACGCCAACAAGCAAGTGCCGGCTCAGCCCTTCTACACTTTGGAGGAGGTCGACTTCCTCAAGCGCCAGTTCCGTTGGGATGCCGATCGACAGGTCTTCGCCGCCCCGCTGGCCTGGAGTTCCATTACCAAGTGCTTGCTCGCCGGCATGCCACCCAAGCCTTCCACGGGCAAGGGGCTCGACGAACACTGCGCCGACCTTATCAAGTCGCAACTGGCCGAGGCTTTCGAACACGGGCCTTCTGTCTACGACGGCTTGGCCAGTGGCCTACAGGAGGTGGTGGACATTCAGGGCTACTCGCCCTTCTTTGAGGACGGCCGCGTCCGCACCTACGCCCAACAGCAGGAGATCTGGGATGAGCGTGCCTACAACGGCGGCGGGGAGCCCGTCTGCTGCTACGGCATGGACGCTCAATCCAGGGAGCACCACCCGGACTGCAACTTGCCCGACGAATGCTTGGACCTGTACGGGTGTTCTACGGACTGCGACGACAGGGGCCTGCAGATATTGGGCCACGCGGCGGTCTCCACGGGCCACGCTCGGCCGGCTCTGCGCACTCGAGCAGCAGCTTTGCTGCGCTTGGTCCAGAACCCGCCGGACTACGGCTGGCAGCGCGTCATGCTCATCGCGGACCCCGTGCCTGCCCGCTCGCACGATGCCATTCACTACGTGGGCCCCACGCAGGGGCGCGTACATCACGCAGCCATGTTCATGGACGTGCCCTTCACCTTCATGCGGCGCGCGGCTGAACACAACGTCACGCACTACCGGTTGGACCTGGACTTGTGCCCGCCCGCCACGCTCGAGCGGATCCACTACATTTTCAGGCGAGACGCCAACCACCGCATCGATCCCGTCATCATCGCTACTTACCCCAACTATTAGCATGGTGGCGGCACCGCCTCGGGGCGTAAAAGGTCCCCCAGCACAGCCTGGGTCAACAACTGGAACCTCGTGCCATTGATTACTCATCTCAAGCGATAAGTCTGCGTCGCTAGGGTGTGCTTGGTACGAGAGGTGGGTCCTCTCTAGGACCCCCCCTATTTAGGGGAGGCTTGCCGGCCACCTGAGACACCACCCCCTTGGGATTTGTCCATCCCTTGGGGTTACTACCGGACACCGACAACAACAAACAC